GTCTCAGACCACATACGAATATCCGTAGGTGGGTTGTGGGATGCCCGCACGCCTGCCTAAGGTGGTGCCACACCCCAACGAGCAAGGGACACGGAACATGGTCATCACCGAGATTCTCGCGGACGAACTGATCCCCGGAGACGTCATCGACACGCACTGCGGGGTTGGCGAGTATGCGTGGGCCGAGGTTGTCCGGGTGGTCATTGAGGAGAACGACCGTCCGGGCTCGGTCGACCGGGTGTGGCTCACGCTGCGGGACACGGTCGGTGACGTCCGAGGAGAGTTCACCCGCCGCACGCTGGCCACCACGATGCACCGGGCGCGGGTCGCGTAGGGCATATTCGCTGGTCAGACCCTCGGCCCTAACCGGGTCGGGGGTCTTGGCAAATTTAGGTGGCCGTTCCATGCACGTCACGCAGCGCGATGTGTCCCGGACCACATACGAATATCCGTAGGTGGTTGTGCAGGGTGTCCTCGGCGTGCGATGATTAGGGCACACCGACCGACAGGGAGACACCAAATGTTCAACGTCACTTTCTCCGACCAGACCGGCCGCACCATCAGTGAGGACCACGGCACGGAGCTGGAAGCGGTCCGCGCAATCGGACAGGTCGAGTTGTACGACAACCTGACGCTCATCAGCCACTCGGACAACATCGACCGAAGCAAGTTCCGGCGCTAGACACCAGAGACCAACGGGCCTCCCGAAAGGGGGGCCCTTTGGCATGTCCGGGGGAGGGGTCGTTGGGTGCTGCAAGCAACCATGTTGACCGTTGATGCATGGAACGTACATCTATGTTTAGAGCCGGCTCTTTGGGTACATGTAGCGTGCACCTTGTTCATACTTTGAAAACAGCGTTGCCAAAGACACAGAACCATCACAGAGTGCGCAACGCAGAGGTAAACGCAACGTGAACCCCTCACCCCGCCTTTACATTGAGGAACCTGCAATGGGGCAGACATACGGGACCGAAGGAGGTGGTACCGATGGACCAAATCGGTCCGACACCGACATGCCATTTGCACTTGCGGGTACAGGTGGCCATGTCTGGTGGCGGGTGGACTTGGGGGGAGCACGTGAACTTTCCCGGAGTCCTGGCGGCTGAGTACGCCTACAGCGCGCGGGAGTGCCAATCCCTTGTGCAGGCGTACGGCCGGACCATGACGCGCATCATGACCAGGAGCGTCCTCGGGGACCGTTTCTCAGTCGTGGCGCGCGGGCCGGTCACGGGCATGGTCTTGGGCTACCGGGAGTGGGCATGGTCCACAGCGCTGAGGGATTGGGAACCGGCGGGTGACTACATGGACGGCTGGCGGGAGGCTGTCCGGCAGTTTTATGAGCTGACCGGTGAGCTGATAGAGCGCAGGCGCTTCTCTCCGCTGGCTCAGGGCGTGTTGACGTCCATCCCTAGGCAGGCGGGCACTCGGGCGCCCTTACACGCTTAGGTAGCCTCTCAGCCATGACAGACATGGACGGGGACGCTAAGACACGCACCTACGCGACTAGGGCGGAGTTGCTAAACAAGCTGGGGCGTAAGGAGGCTCTGTGGCACCGCACGGCGCTGGACGCGGAAGACCGTAGGGCGGAGTTCGACCAGGCCGCGAGAGACGTTCTGGCGGGTGCTGACAGCGTCACGGTTGGGCGGACGACCTACAGCGTTGCGGTTGACGAAAGCGGTGACGCAGACCACACCGAGGGTTAGCCTTGGTCACGTGCCTGGTAACGGGCCAGGTGTGACGCCACGTTAGGACAACCGAAAAATGACCGACAGCGGACAACGCGCTTGCGTTGAGAATGTCGCTGCACCTGAGGCCACCCGTGCTCCGGGGCAAGCGGACCCGTATATGACTGCATGGACTGCGTACGTCGACCACGTACACCCGCGCACCGAGGAGCGGCCTCCCTGCCCTGTGTGCGTCGGTGTCGCGTCCCCTACGGCCGGTTGCGAGGAGGGGCAACGGCTGTACGGCGCTTACCGCCTCGCGCGTATCGAGTAACTCGCCCCGGAGACTGCCCCGTTGGCCCTTGAGGCTGGCGGGGTTTTCTCATGTCCAGCGACTAGTACCTTTGCTATGGGTCTCCTCAAAAACCCATGGGAAAGGTAGTAGGCTCAGGATCATGGAACGCGAAGATGCACAGACGCTCCGGGCCCTCGGGTTCTCGGACGAGGAGCTAGACGCTATGGGTCTGCTCAAACCCGCCGTGGGCGCCCCTGCGGAGCTGATGGAAGCCTACCTAAGGCGCTCTAAGAAGCGTGAGGACTTGGCCACCATGCGGGCCCACCTCAAGGACATCGTCCGGTACGCCGAGACACAGCGACCCCCGCTCAAGATCAGGCGCGTGTGGTTCGAGCAACTCTCAGCGTCCAAGGCGTACGTGCGGCGCCCGGAGTTCGAGAAGGGGACCCAAGCTGTCTTTGACGGGCTGTCTAAGACGCTGGCGTTCTGGAAGACAGACCGGTTCGACCGGCGAGGCATGGGCGCTGTCGGCCGGATGCTGGACGAGTTCGACCGGCGCGGAGCGGGCATGGTCTCCGTTACTGAATCGCTGGACAGTAGGCAGTCTGGCGCACGCATCGTCTTTGCGATCCTGTCTGAGCGTGCACGCGAGGAGGCAAAGGACATTGCGCTACGCGTGACGACCGGCCACGTAGCCCACAAGTCCGAGGGACGGCGGGGCACTGGTCGACCGCCTTACGGGCTCACCAGCGCTCGCAATGACAAGGGGGAGGCCAGCGGAGAGGTTGCCCCCAACCCCACTGAGTTCAAGGGTGCGCGCTTGCTGGCTGAGTTGATGCTCGGGGAGTGGCAGCACCACGACGGCACGCCTGGTGAGCCTCTCAGCGCTACGGCTACGGCCAAGCGCCTCAATGCCCTCGGTGTGGTCAAGCGTGAGGGTGGTCTGTTCACGCCGGACTCCGTCAGTCGCATTGTCCAGTCGCCTTTGTTCGGGGGCATGGTGCCCGTCACGGAGCGTGTACTAGACGAGTACGGGCAGTCAACGGGCAAGTGGCGTTCCACGCGTGAGCCCATGTTGGACGCCAAGGGTGATCCCCTGCGCTGCGGAGAGGGTGTGGTGAGTCCGGCCGAGTGGTATCGCATCCGCGCTGGCTTTCAGGACCGGACGGACACCGAGGGTGGGAGGGGCAAGCGAGGCGCCACGTACCTGCTCACCGGCATTGCACGCTGTGGACGCTGTGACGGATGGATGCGCCACCACAGGGGCTACTACCGGTGCGTGGCTGGCGCTGGCGCTGGCACATGCAAGGGCAACAGCACGCGCGCTCCCCGCCTTGAAAACGAGGTCTCGGAAGCGTGGGTGCAGCACGTGACAGCGCTCGAACCTGGTGACCCTGTCATGTTGGCCATTGCACAGCGCTGGCTAGCCTTCTCACGGCCTGAAAGTCAGGCAGAGCAGCAGCACACCATGTCGGCCCTGCGGAGCGCTCAGGAGCGCGTACAGAAGCTTGAGGATGACTACTACGTCCACGGGCGGCTGACCGAGGAGCGATACGAGGAACTCAGCGAACGCCAGCGAGCCACCATGGAAGTGCTGTCCCTCAAGCTTGAGTCACTCAAGGGGTCTGACGACCTGTCAGCACTCCTTGACCCTGAACTGATCCGTGAGACATGGCTGAGCGACACGACCACCGTTGCCGACAAACGAGCCATGCTGAAAGCCGCCATAGTCTCTGTAACCGTGGCCCCCGCAAAGGGCCGAGGAGACCAAACCCCCATTGATAAGCGCGTGAGCTACGCATGGGTCATCGACCAGGAGAACGCACAGTGACGACGCATTGCACCATCTGTCAGCGCGACCGGAATGACTCTGCGTTCTCGGCCAGCATGGTCAACGGGGCGAACGGCCAGTGTCGGGCCTGTATGGCCCTGTACCGCCTTGAGCGTGCCAAGGGGTCCCCTGATCCCATCGGCGCTGTCCGGGCCTCCCTGCCCCCCGTTGTGTGCTCCGTGTGCGGCACTGAGAAGCCAGCCACGGAGTTCAGCCCGTACGCCAGCGTCGCCACATGCACCGAGGATTGGACCGAGGCTCAAGCGGAACGCAAGCGCCAGCACATGCGCGACCAGCGGGCCGAGAAGACGCCGGAAGAGAAGGCAGCGGGACAGGCAGCATGGCGCGCCGGAATCCGCAAGGACAAGTGCGCTGTCTGCGCGTCCGCGATTGAGGGGCAGGGGCTTTGTCTCGACTGCCGTGACCTGGTGGACGCGCTCGGGGGGTTGGATGGGATCAAGCGGGCAGTCAAGGCGGTGCGCTGGCTGGAGGCGCAGGCGTGAGTTAGGTCACCACGGTAGGTAACGGAGCGGTCTCGGACTACGGTCTGGGGCCGCTTCTTTGCGTTACAGCGGGTGAGGCGCTGAAAGCTTCTACACTCCCGCCGCTAACACTCAGTCAGCCACACCCCATCTGACCAGCCCAAACGTCTCTGGAATGTAGAAGTGTATTTTTGACCCCCATAAAAACATTAGCTATAGGGCCCCTAAGAGTTAGCCGACCGTGACCCTCAAACTGCACTTCTACACGGGCCCCTATACCACAGGATGAGCCGACCGGTTAACCGACGACCTACATATAGGGTAGAGGGTCGCGTTCCCGCGCACATGGCATACCTGGGGCGGACTGCGGACACACCCTCTACGCGCCTGGTTGCTCCCCTGCCCTCTCCTCGGGGTTGAGTACCGGGCGCATTGCTCCGTTAGCTCAGTTGGTCAGAGCGTCCGCCTGTCGAGCGGAATGCCACCGGTTCGAGTCCGGTACGGGGCGCTTGGGTGGGTGGCTAGGGCCTTGACCGGACCGACGCTATCCGCCTTGGGTGAAACCGGCCCCTAGTACCTCAGCTAGTCACTGAGGGAAACGGGCGGCGAGTAGCCCTAAAGCATTGGGCACCGGCACCATGGGTCCCCTGGGTGGGCATGGTCGCTAAACCGGTAAGGCCGGTGCTCTTTTAGACGCGGGATAGCTTCCCGTGACGTTGAATGGTCCGGGCACGGATCGGACGGCGTATGCGCGCTTAGTTTAATACTAGAACTTCCCTGTTAAAGGGACGGTGCGGGTGGGAGTCCCGTAGCGCGCTGCAATGACACGTAGCTCAATGGGCAGAGCGCCGGGTTGTTACCTCGGGGGTTGCTGGTTCAAGTCCAGCCGTGCCAGCTTGTGGGTACCCAAGCATGGGTTGAGAAAGTAAAGCGGGCTGTACGCTGCTCGCGCCCTCATACACGTGCGGCATTCTAGAAGCCTCTCACTGTGAGCACCCTGACGGGCAAGCCTGTGAAGCGTAACCGTGGATGCCGCCTTTACCGCTGATGGTGGAATGGTAGACACGCTGCGCTTAGAACGCAGTGCCGTATGGCATGGGGGTTCAAGTCCCTCTCAGCGGACGGAGCGCGGGACATATGCGGGGCATGCACTCCTCGGGCCTTGATGATGGGATCAGGGGCTCTCGCGCAATGGAGCATGGTGCTAAAGGGAAGCACGGTCGGACTCCAAATCTGACAGGCGTAGGTTCGAGTCCTACTGGTCCAGCTTAGTGGATATGGCGCAGTTGGTAGCGCACTTGCTTTGGGAGCAAGGGGTCACAGGTTCGAGTCCTGTTGTCCGCACACATACGGTCAGCCTTTGGCGCTGACCACATACGGATTTTCGGAGGTGCCTATGGTTCGGGCACGCTCTGTATGTACGACGGCCGGTTGTCCTGTGCTCACTTGGGGTGGGCGCTGTGATGAATGTCAGGCCAAGGCGCGTGCGCTGAGATCCCCCCGTAAGAACAAGGGGCGTGATGCTCGGTGGGTGCGTGAGAGTAGGCGCTATCTGCGTGAGCATCCTCAGTGTGAGTGTGATGATTGCTTGCTGCTGCCTGCCCCTGTGCGTCCCTCTGCTACTGAGGTTGACCACATTGACGGGCTCGGTCCTGTGGGGCCGCGAGGGTATGACTGGACCAACCTAAGGGCCATGACCAAGGCGCACCATGCGCGTGTCACTGCACGTAGTCAGCCTGGTGGTTGGAACGATCGCTACTGATCACAGCGTGTGACCCTCGGTGGGGGGTCTTTAAATGTGATCTTGGGGACGCCAGACGCGGGGGAGGGCGCTGTCCGGTCCGCCCGGATAGAAAACCTGATTGTGACGCGCACCACATCGCACACGGTTACTGGGAGGAGCGGCAGTCATGGCCCGAGGAATCCACGGACGACAGGGCCCGGCGCCCACCAGTACGGAGCGGAGCCACAAGGCTAGCGCAGACACGCAGGGTTGGACGACCCTTCCCGCCGACGGCCGTGACGGTGCTGAGCCAGCCTTCCCGCTGGACATGCCGACCCCCCGAGAGATGACCCTGTGGGCTCGCCTTTGGGAGACACCGCAGGCTGTCATGTGGGAACAGCTACACCAGGAATTTGAGGTTGCCTCATACGTGCGCCTGCTAGTGCGCGCCGAGTCTCCTCGGTCGTCCGCCATTGTGTGGGGGCAGGTTAAGCAGTTCGCCGAGTCGCTCGGTCTCAGTGTGTCGGGCATGGCTCGCAACCGCTGGACTATCGCGACGCTTGACCAGGATGACGATTCGTCAACCCTGCCCGCTGGCTCGCCTGTTGCGTCTCTGACGGATCGGCTGAGGGCGGTGCAGAGTGGGTGACGGTAAGTGCCTGGTCGTCACGCTGGCGTGGATTGAGGCGCATGCAGTCATCCCCGATGGCTTCCGGCAGGGTGAGCCTTTCGAGTTGCTCCCGTGGCAGCTCAAGGTTGTAGCCAACTTCTATACGGTGCGTGACGATGCGACCCTAGGTCAGCGTTCGACTGCGTTCCGTTACCGGCGTGCACAGGTCATCATGTCTCAGAAGTCGGGCAAGGGCCCGTTTGCTGCGGCTGTCGTGCTGGCTGAGGCCGCTGGCCCTACGGTGTTCGCTGGCTTTGCTACGGGCGGTGAGCGCTACCGGTGCAAGGATCATGGGTGCCCCTGCGGCTGGTCGTATGACTACGCCCCTGGTGAGCCTATGGGACTACCGCAGCCCACCCCGCTGATTCAGCTCCTCGCCACCTCGGAAGACCAGGTTGCGAATGTCTACCGGCCACTCTGCGCGATGATCAAGCACGGCCCCTTGGGCGCTGTGATGAGCGTCCGCGAGGGGTTTGTCAGGGTGGGCACTGAGGGCCGCATTGACGTCGTCACGTCGTCCGCGCAGTCCCGACTAGGTAACCCCATTACCTTTGCCATTCAGGACGAGACAGGCACGTACACGGCCACTAACAAGATGATCAAAGTGGCTGAGACGATGCGCCGTGGTCTCGCCGGTATGTCTGGCCGCTCCATGGAGACCACGAATGCCTATGACCCTTCCGAGGAGTCAACGGCTAAGCGGACCCATGAGAGCAAGGTTGAGGATGTCTACCGCTACTTTCCGCAAGCGCCGCTAAACCTCAGCTACCGCAACAAGGCGGAGCGTCGGAAGATTCACAAGGCTGTCTACTGTGACTGCCCGCATATCGACCTTGACGCTATTGAGGCTGAGGCCAGTGAGCTAGCGGAGACGGACCCTGCGCAGGCTGAACGGTTCTTCGGAAACCGCATTGTGGCTGGCGCTGGCGCTTGGCTTGAACACAATCTGTGGGAAGCACGCGCCGATTCGTCACGCACTGTTGCGCCCAAGACTGCGATTGTCCTTGGATTCGATGGCTCGGACATGGATGACTGGACGGGTTTTCGTGCTGAGACCCTTGACGGGTTTCAGTTCACGCCGACGTTCGGCCCCAACAAGCTACCGACGATTTGGAATCCGGCCGACTACGGCGGGCAGGTTCCGCGCCTTGACGTGAGTGCAGCGCTGGACGAGCTGATGACGCGCTACAACGTACAGCTTCTCTACGCTGACCCCCCGTATTGGGATTCCGAGATTGACGCTTGGGCCGCTAAGTACGGGGACCGAGTGGTTATCAGTTGGTACACGCGCCGTGTCGTGCAAATGCATGCGGCTGCCGAGCGCCTCAAGACTGACATTGCGAAGGCTGACACGCCGTTCTCGCATGACGGTTGCCCGATCACGTCCGGTCACATTCGGAATGCTCGCGCGGCTGCACGTCCGCAGGGCCGCTATGTGCTGGCCAAGTCTGCGTCTGACCAAAAGATCGACGTTGCCGTTACTTCCATCCTGGCTCATGAGGCCGCTATGGATGCTGTCGCCGCTGGCATGGGTGCGCCCAAGCGAAAGTCCTATTTCTACTCTGCGTAAAGGGGGGCCCATTGGCTACCGAGGCCGAAGCACTACAGCTAGTGGACCTACTCGAAACAGAGCTAGCAAACCGGCGCCCCACCATTGACACATTTGAGAGCTACTACCGGGGCAATCAGCCTCTCAAGTTTGCCTCGGATGAATTCAAGAAGTATCACGGGGACCGCTACCGAGAGTTCTCGGACAACTGGACTCAGCCTGTTGCGGACGCGCCGATTGAGCGTCTCACTGTGAACGGCATCAAGCCGTCCGGCATGACCGAGGCTGACAAGGAGTCGTGGCGCGTGTGGCAGATGAACGGCCTTGACGCTGACTCGCAGCTTGGTTTCCTCGGTGCCGTCAACGCTGGCCGTTCGTTCGTGCTGGTGTGGGGTGACCCTGACGACCCTGAGACTCCTGAGGTGACGTTCGAGGACGCCTCACAGTGCATCGTTGCCTACTGGCCTGGTTCGCGTCGTAAGCGTCGCGCAGGGCTCAAGCGGTGGGAGGACGGCGGGGACGATTACGCCACGCTGTATCTCGCCGACGAGGTTTGGAAGTTCCGGCGCGGTCGCGCTGGCACGGCTCAAAAGTCCATGGCCATGCTTGACGTTGATGATGAGCTGAACAAGTGGCAGCTACGGGATATCCCGGATGAGCCCAACCCTCAGCCGAACCCCATGGGCATTGTTCCGCTGGTCGAGATTCCCAACAAGCCAACACTTGTCAGTGACCCGATTAGTGACATTGCTGGTGTCGTCCCTATGCAGGATGCCATCAATATGCTGTGGGCTCAGCTGTTCACCGCGAGTGATTACGCGTCGTTCCCTCAGCGGCTAGTCCTCGGGGCCGAGCGGCCCGTTATCCCCATCCTTGACGAGAACGGTCAGGTTGTGGGGGAGCGGCCGGTTGACCTTGAGAAGTTTGCCGTTGACCGGGTGCTGTTCATCACTGGCGAAGATGCCAAGGTTGCTGAGTGGACGTCCGCAAATCTTGAGGCGTACACAAACGTGCTTGAGGTGGCGGTTGGTCACATTGCTGCACAGACGCGCACGCCTCAGCATTACCTATCCGGGAAGATGACGAACATCTCGGGTGACGCGCTGCTCGCCGCTGAGACCGGTCTGATTAAGCGGACCGAGGAAAAGCAACTGTGGTTTGGGCAGGCGCTCCGGGAAGTGTTCCGGCTGATTGCGCTGGCGCAGGGTGATGAGGCTAAGGCGCAGTCCATTGCGGCTGGCTCCGTTATGTGGGCCGACGTTGAGTCGCGTTCGCAGGCGGCACTAGCTGACTCGCTTATGAAACTCAAGCAGATTGGTTTTCCGTTCGAGTTTCTCGCGCTGCGCTACGGGCTCACGCCGACCGAGGTTGTTGACCTACTTGCCATGCGCGAGAAGGAAGCGCAGTCCGATCCTATGGGCGCCTTCACTCAGCTTATGGCGCGTGATCCTGCACAGGGGGCGGTGACCGATGGGGATAAGCCTGAGGGCACGGCGCCACCAAGTGGACCGGGAACAGCTAGCTGAGGCTACTGCGCGCGCTGTCCTAGCTGAGTGGGCAAAGGTGCGGCCGGACGATGTGGCCCGAGGGTGGGGGAACCTACTACCTCGGGTCACGGCCATGGTCCAAGCGGGTCAGCTACATGCAGCCGAGGGCACGCACACGTTCATGCGTGAGCTACTCGGCCCGGATGTTGGCCCGGAGATTGACCCTGATCAGTTCGCGCGTCAGACGCCGGACGGTAGGGACCTAATGGGGTTGCTGGCTCGCAGCGCCCCGGAAGCGATTAGCGCTCAGCGCAAGGGGTTTGGTCCGCGTGCCGCAATGGCCCGTGGTGCTGCGTTCCTTGACTTGGTTGTGCGCACGGTGGTGGCAGACACAGGCAGGCAAGCGGATCAGGCCGCAATGGTCGCGAACCGTAAGGTCATTGCCTACGTGCGTGTGGTGGAACTTCCCGCATGTTCACGCTGCATCATCCTCGCCGGTAATGAGTACGGCGTATCCAATGGCTTCCTGCGGCATCCGCGCTGCGATTGCACGATGGAACCGGTTACCCGGAAGCATCGACCGCAGGCGCAAGACCCTCGCGACATTTTCGACGGCATGACCCCGGACCAAAGGCGCAAGGTTTTTGGTGAGGCTGGGGCTAAGGCCATTGAGGACGACGCGAACATTTCCAGCGTAGTCAACGCCCGTAAGTCCATGGCCAAGGTCGAGATGTTCGGCCAGACGGTACAGGCGACGTACGTAGGTACGGGCTCGCGGAAAAAGAAGCGTCCGCCCCGGTTGATGCCGGAAGAGATTTACAAGCAAGCGGGAGAGGACCGAGATCAGGCTATCCGCCTGCTCTATAAGAACGGCTATCTCCGCTAACCCACATACGAATTTCCGTATGTGCTCTCGCGCGCAACGCGCACCCCACTTAACCCCGCAATGGAGTTGACGCATGCCCGAAAACCTTGAGGCCCCCGAGTCTGTGACTGACGAGACTGGCACCGCTGAGGCCGCTGGCACTGAGACCGCTCCGGGAGAAGTTCCCCCGGAGACTGATCCGGCTGGCACTGAGGCGCTTGGGGACGCCGGTAAGAAGGCGCTTGACTCCATGAAGGGGAAGTGGCACGCCGAGCGTGAACAGCGGCGAGCCCTTGAGGCGCGCATTGCTGCGCTGGAAACCCCACAGGGGACCGGCACTGATGACAAGCCTGACGCGGAGGTAATCCGTAAGCAGGCTGAGCGTGCGGCTACCGATAAGGCCAACGCTCGAATCCTCCGCTCTGAGGTCAAGGCGGCGGCGGCTGGCAAGTTTGCCGACCCTGCGGACGCTGCGCTGTATCTCGACCTGACTTCTTTTGAGGTTGACGAGAACGGCGACGTTGACGCCGACGAGATCTCGGAAGCGATTGAGGACCTACTGACCAGGAAGCCGCATCTAGCCGCAACGGCCCGGCCACGCTTCCAGGGTTCCGGCGACGGTGGTGCAGCGCGCAAGCCTGCTGGCCCCGCGCAGCTTACTGAGGCAGACCTAGACCGGATGTCTCCCGAGGCCATCAGTAAGGCCAAGCGCGAGGGGCGACTAAACAAGCTCCTCGGCATCACCAAGTAATCACTAGACGCTAGGAGCGTCCATGGCTGTTGATACGTTCATTCCCAAGGTTTGGGCCGCTGACCTATTCGTCGCACTACGCGGCGCGCAGGTGTTCGCTCAGGGCGGTCTAATCAACCGTGACTATGAGGGCGACATTGCGCAGTCCGGTGACACCGTTCACATTGGTTCGCTGGCTCGCCCGACCATTTCCAACTACGTCAAGAACGTGACTGCGATTGACCCGCAGACTCTTGCGACCACGGATCAGACGCTGGTCATTGACCAGTCCAAGTATTTCGCGTTCGAGGTTGACGACGTTGACGCGCGTCAGGTCAAGGACTCCGGTCAGCTTCTCAACAAGGCTGCGGATGATGCCGCGTTCGGTCTGGCTGATCTGGCGGACAACTTCCTGGCTGGTCTGATGACCACGGGTGCGGGCAATGTCATCACCGCTGGCGACGTTGCTACGGCCGATGCCGCGTACAAGGTTGTCCTTGCTCTCAAGGTCAAGCTTGACAAGGCGAAGATTCCGGCGCAGGGCCGATTCCTGACCGTGTCGCCTGAGTTCCACGCGATGCTGCTACAGGACAACCGCTTTATCGACGCGTCTAGCTACGGCTCGAACACGCCGATTCTGAACGGTGAGGTTGGTCGGGTGCTTGGTTTCCAGGTGCTCATCAGCCTCAACCTGCCTGCGGGTACTGCGGGTACGGCTGGCGAGGTTTCCAACTTTGTGGTTGCTGGCCACAGCATGGCGACTACGTTCGCTGAACAGATCAAC